AAAGGCGCAGTTGCAGGAGCCAGCCGCTTATCCAATAAAGTTGCCCTGCCACTCACTATGGTTAGAGATGTTATATCCAACATCCCTGTTGCGGGACCTATCCTTACAGACCGTACTTTGGAAAACGTCGAACAGTTTTTGAACCGCAAGTTAAATCAAGAAGAACGTAGACACGTCCGAACCATTATAGAGTTTTACAAAAAACTAAAGCCTGAAGATAGAGCGTCTGCTTTAGCAAGTCAGCAGGAAACATTTGAACTAATCGAACGGTATGCTTCTAAGTTTCAAAATCCTGACCGTATGCGTCAATTAATACTTGATACCTACGAACACACTAGTGGTATTGTAAGTTTGATTGCGGCTGGACAGTTAAATGATGCGTCTAGAACTTTAGACCTAAAGAAGCTTAGTAAGTACGACATTGATGACATGGAGTCTAACCTAAAGTCTCAGCAAAATCATATCGTACTTGCAGAAGAAGCCTTGAGAGAGTTGAGAGAGGGAGTCAGCAATATAGCAAATCCTCTGGACAGGTCTGTCATACAAGGGTTCGTTGATTCTAAAGTGCGTGGTCTGGAAGCTGTAAAGAACAAAGTGAACGCAGACAACAGACACAGACTTCGTAATCTTAAAAACCTAGAAAATCACATCATTAAATTCGGTTACAATGGTGCAGATGCAGGTACTTTAGCCAGCCTTAACAAGTACAGAACCACACTGACAGAGGCTACTACTGGGGCTGATGAACTTGGTGTAGTTCTTGATAAAGCTGAAAATGTAAAAAATATGAAACGTGCTTTACAGGCCCGTGTAGACATAGCCTTGAAAAAGGCTGAATCTCTTAGAGGTAAACCGGGTTATGAAGCTGCGCTAGACAAAGCCGTAGAAGAACTAGTCAATACCACACGAACTGATAAATATCTTATCGGAGATGATATATTCAATGGGGTTCGTGAAATAGCAAAAGTAACTGGCCCTATCGACATAAAGAATGTCGTTATGGAATTGGCAGACGGGCGCGGTGCAGAAGGACTCAAAAGGTTCTTTGGTCCCGACTCAGAATTATGGAGAAGCTCTGAGGCCGTAGACGCAGAAGATGCTTTTATACGCATATTAAACCAATCCATAAGTGCTACAGATATAGCTGAATTGCGTAGTCAGCTACTTAAAAAGGCTAAGACAGGCCCAGAAGCTGGGAAGATTCAAGACAAAATAAAAAATATGAGCGACTTGGATATTGCCCTAGAACTTATGGAAAAGAATCCAGACTTCAATCCGTTCGTTGCTTCTGACCCATTTGATTTGGAACTGCTTCGTAGACAATTTAAACGTGCAGAATATGATGTCACTAAGCGAGGTGGAGATGCTCAGCCATACAGAAAATTTGTAAGATTGCTGGATGAAACCATAGCAAGTCAAGATGAAAGATTAGCGACAGCCTTTGGTGATGCCAGAACGGCATACGAAATCAGAGTGGGTACGCCTACCACTGAAACTATATACATAGACAATCTCATAAAAAACAGAGCGAGGTTGCTTTCGAATGATATTGTTTTAGAAGATGGTTCGCTAACATCTATATACAACAAGGGCTTTAATCCAACACAAATCTTTGACGAATTAGGTGACGGGTTTGCGAACGCACTTGCGCCATTGTCAACGGGCAACCGGGTAAATTTAAAAGACTTGACAAACAAGCTTGTATATTCCTTTGGTGAATATGACCCCGCCACTAAGAGATTTGTTTTTGACGAAAGCACGGAAGAGGGAGCAGCTAGACTAGAAGATGTTCGCAATATAATACGTGCAGTTGTACAAACCAAGATGGGGCCGGACTTCCTTAAAAAGTACAAGAGGGTAAAATCCAGAACAGTTCCTGAAGCTTTGGTTGGCGAACAGTCTAAGGAACTGTTGAACGACATTGATATGCTGGTTAAAGATGCTGTGTTCCCCGTCAAACAGGCAGACGGAACCATAGTAAACGAAGCCATATTTGACCCTATGGAAATACTAGAGGTATCTAAACCCTTGCAGCAGGTAATCCGCGAACAGCCTTTGGTTCGAAAAGCATTTGAAGAACTAAAAGCTAAAGTAGATAACTTTAAGCAGAATCAGCAAGAAGCCATTGCTGCAAAAAAAGATGCAGACATGTCCGCTATAAAGATGATGGAAAATGTTCTGGGTATTACAGACCATAAGAGTTTCTTTGAAAACTTTATAATATCAGGTGAAGGCGGCAGTCTTAAAAACGCAAAGAACGCTGTAGTTCGCATAGCAGAGGCTGAAGGACGTGACCCTAAAGAGGCACTCAAACAGTTTCAAGATATAGCAGCTTTGTACACTATACAGGGCTTCTTCAACATGGCTGGTGTACAGGCTAAAAAGGGTAAGCTTATACGTCCAGAAGGAGCGGAACCAAAGTTAGTAGCTATGGAAATAGCTGCACCTGAAAGGGCACTAGAGGCTTTGATGGACCCTGATACTCGCGCTGTAGCTAAAGAAGTTATGGGTGAAGAGACTTATATGTTTTTTGAAGACACCCTGCGAATTATGAACGAAAGCACCCACATCGTTCGTGCAGCAACTCAGACAAATGATTACAAGGGTATTCAAACAGCAGGTATTGTCAGTAGACTCTGGAATGGTATCAAGGGATTTGTTAGCCCTATATACATTGCTACTGAATTTTTACTTACATCAGCAAAGGCTGGTCAGATAAGTATTATGAAACTTGCAGTTCAAGACAAAGAAGCTGCAATTATACTTCATAAAATGATAAGCCAGCAAATGACCAAAAAAGACATGGACAAGTTTGAGTTGATTGCTACAAACTATATAATCAGCGAACTAGGTGTTCAAGGTATGGAAATGTCCTTGACAGGTGAAGATATGCCCATAGTATCTGCACTAGAAGAAGTAGGTCCTGTAGCCGTGGAAAAGACAAAAGAATTAGGTAAGGCTGCATTAGATACGGGACAATCAATTTTAGATTCGGTAATGGGAGAGTAAGATGGACAAGAAACTGAAGTCAGTACCAGCGGACAATAAAGGCTTGGGCAAGCTGCCCACAAAAGTACGCAACAACATGGGCTATATGGCCTACGGCGGCAAGACCAAAAAGAAGGGCTACGCCTACGGCTCAATGGTTCGCAGCCCAATGGCATCTGAAAACAAGATGCAAACCTCTATGAACCCTATGCAGCCCCGCCAACAGCAAGGCGGTATCACGCCAGCTATGGGTATGCCGGGAATGATGTACGGCGGAAAGGCCAAGAAGAAGAATGGCTATTAAGAACAAGACGGTTCCCGCACCTCGTGGCTACCACTGGATGAAAAAGGGAACCAGCTATCAGCTAATGAAAAACCCCAAGGGCGGTTACAAACGCCACAAGGGGTCAAGCTTACGTGCTAAATTTAAAGTACAAGAATCGCACTAAATATATCGACTAGACTTCTCTATCATCTCATCTCCCATAGATTTCAAATAACGAAGAAGACTTGCCACCTTGAAGGTTCCTTCATATTCTGGCAGGTCTTTTTCCATTAGGGACACAAACTGGTCAGGGTTCACTGAATCCATATCCAACTCTATACACCCTTTGTCGTTTAGTGTAGCTGTTAATTTGAACAGTTCGGCTTTAGGACGCTTGTTGCTCATTCTTATACGCCTTAATTACATCTGATGAAAACAACTTCTGTATGTTCAGAAGGTACATCCGTGAAGCGTTGTGGTCACCACCGCTCACGGTTTTTTTGTAGTCTAGATTATCTATGATGCGCTTTAATGACGGTACGTCGAACACAAGGGTTGCAAAAGTTTCATCCCCGATACAAAGGTTGTGGAACCAGTAGTCTGCTTCCGTAGCAGCGATGCCACTAGGCTTGCCCCAGCATTCGTATTCAACGGCTATGTTGCCTGTTCGAACCCACATGTCTCGCTCTGACTTCACTTCTACTTTTTTGTCTGTCAGCATGTCGGCAACCCGCTGTTCGCGAACCTTGCCGTATGCCAAATCTAAATCAAACTTCTTGCGGTCACAAACCGCTGGTTCCATTTTACTCATCAGACTTTTCCTTTGGTAAAAAGACCATTACAAACGAATCGCACTTAGGACAGGTAAGGTTTGTTTCCATACAATACTCTTCGTCTTCATGGTCGATGTCGTGGTCTGCTCCCCACACCAGTTCAGTGTTACAATGCCAGCACTGCATCACGCCGCACTCAAATCTACAACTTCACAAACTCCAGCCGTACAGGCCAGTTCCCGCGAACCACTAGTATTATCTTCTTTTTCGAACTCTGTCAACTTGTTCCAGTCAATATGGACATTTTTGTACATCCGTTCCCATTCAAGGTATTCATCTGGTTCGATATCCTGATAAGGAGCCTGTTGATAGGTGTGGTCACTATGCGGAAGGAACGATACACCAGAGGCAACGTCAAAGTTCTCGTAGACCCAAGCACCCACATCCATCCACTCGTGTTCCTTTACAGTCACAGTGATAGATGGTTTGTGTTCACACCAGTGAATCGCATAGGTTTTCCACAACTCTAACTGTTCGATAGCAGTCATCTGGGTTCGCGTAACGGCACCTTTTGGTGACTTCATGGGAAAGCTGAACACGGTTGTTGAGTCCGGCTTCATCATGTCACGCTCGTTGTGAACGCCCTCGTTAATCAGGAACTGTGTTAGCGGGTCTTTGTTATCTCCGCGAACGGTTCTGATAAAGTGGTTGTTGTGTCGTGCATGTATCCCGCTGGCTGCGTCCACCAGTTGCGACACAGTACCCGACGGCTTTACACAAGTGATTGCAGTGCTCTGCGGGATTCCAAGCATGTTCGCAAACTTCAGATTCGTATCTACTGCTGTTTGCCGCATTTCTTCTAGCCAACGCTTGCTGTCTACATTTTTGGATAAAACGGTATGGTCCATGATACCAGTCAAGGACACGCCTAACAAACGCTCTTCCTCTGTGTTGTCTTTCCATATCTTCCTCAAGTATTTGAAGTCAGTCAAGGTAGACTGAAGGGTTCCAAGAATTGTAGCTACACGAACTTTACGCTTCAAATCGTCTAGCGAGTCCGCTTCACGAACAACAACTTCTGACAAGTTACAGAACTGATAACCACGAAGGATAATCTCTGAACAAGGGTTCGTTCCCCACATATGGCCTTGTTCGCGGCGTCCGTTACGGCCTACTTGCTTGTCTGCCGCTTCACGATTGAACATACCACGCTCACCAGACTTGCTGTCGTACAGCGCAAGCCACTCACGCATGAACGTACCCATCTCAGGCTTTTGCTTGTAAGCCACAGAGTTGTTCGCCAACGCACGTTGTGGTTCTGTCTCCCACCACATACCTGACTTAGCATGTGCCATCTGGTCATCATTCAGATTCGACAAGCTAATCAAAGCAGAGCGGCGAACCCCGCCCACAACCACAATCTCACCAATCTTACACATAAGGTCGTGGCATTCGATAGGGAACAGCCTACGGCCTTTTGCCTTTTTAAAGGTTTCAACAGTAAAGTTAAACAGGTCTGCAAGAGGTTGTGGTCCGCTTGCACGTCCACCCATAACCTTCAGACGTTCACCTGCTGGACGAACATTGGACATATCCCAAGATGGAATTTGACCTGCGTACAGTAACGCAATCAGTTCGCGGAGTGCCTTTGCCCAGCCCGGCTTGCTATCGCCCACAGTTATAACGATGTCAGAATCCCCAAAATTGTCAGATACCACAGGAAGTCTATCAACATTCTCTCTCTCCACACTGAACCCAACACCAGTACCGCACATCAAAATATACATACATTCATCGAACGCACGAGGGCTATCGACAGGAATGTAGCTACAATTATAGCCACAAATATTGTCACGGGCTAATGCTGGTCCTGCAGTCATCATGGCTCTCATGCTGGGCATGACCTCTAAACTCAGGATACCATCCCGAATTTGTTCAACTACTTTCTTATCTAGCTTAACGTTGCACTTGCCTTGAATCTGATTTTCCATAAAACCGACATAGCGGTCTACAGTTTCATCCCAGTTCTCACGGCGACCTTCATCGTCTAGCCAACGAGCATAGCGTGACTTGTGAATAAATTGTTGATATACGGTAGGTAGGTGGTTGTTCATTAGTTGTCTCCTCGAACTTCAATTAGTTTGTCAAGATACCATCTTGCTTTTAGTAAATCTTCCGAACCGTTCTTATAGCGGTATCTCCAAAGATATTTAAGTATGTTTCCCTGAAGGTAATATTCGAACCCTTCATCAGTGGCGGCTTGTATTGCATCAACGCATTCAATGCCTGTTTGATTGTAGTGCGGCGGGCTGTTGACCATGTCTACATTGCCGTAGGCTTCTTTACCAGCCTGTTCGTGTACCCAGCGTGGGTCTAGTTCTGCTTGCTTTGCTTTCATAAACTGTTCGTGTCTCATCTGTCATCTCCATTACCAGACAGCTTGCCACGTTCTTTACGGCTTTGCAACTTTTTTAAGTTGGTTTCGGCAATAGTTTCAAGGTCTGTTTCCAGAACCTCTGCCATAACTGCAACGTACCACAGAACATCACCCAGTTCTGCGCGAACCTCATTTATCTTGGCTGGTAATTCTTCTTGGGTGTAGCCGTCCCGAACAAACTTTTTTACCTTGTTTGCTATTTCACCAGCCTCACCCGCTAGACCTAACGCTGTATAGATATAGCCATCTCTAGCTGGAAATATGGCAGTACGCATTGCTTGCTTTTGATATTCATTCAGTTTCATTGCTTTGTTCCAAAATCTACTTTAACTACGTTTTCATCACGGCCTGTGATTCGTTCACTAGGCTCTATCTCTATGCCTTCTTCTTCCAACTCTTCCAGTATATCTTCCTTCATACTGTTGAAATGTATACGGGCTAAACCAGCCTGTAACAGTCTTTCAAAATCATTTTCTAGCAACTCTATCACCCCTTGCTGCGCTACAAATCCGGCGTCAACAAGCTCATCATCTTCATCTTGAGGGGGGCGGGTTGTATCGTATGCTGTCATCCTAAAGTTATCATCATCTACTTTAGTTAGAATGATGTACCAGCGTTCAGGTAACAGACTAGCTATCTCAAAGTCACGTTCATCAGTCATTTTTAAACCACTCCTCTGGTATACCGCCTTCTGCCCAAGGAAAGCCATAACGGTTCGCCCAGTCTGCGTAGGTGGTTTTGCTACCCCGATATATTTTATTACGGGCACGTTGAAATACAAACCGTATGTCTAATTCAGGATGTTGCTGCTTGATTAGCTGCATCTTAACACGGTCACCTTTGTCTAGGTTACCTTTGGCTTCTATGTATATACCCTGTTCAGGCAGATAGAAGTCCGGCGTATAGGTTCGCGGCTTTGGTATATAAGTAAATTTTTCGTTTTCGTATTCGAACGCGATGTTCTTTTCAGAAAGAGACTTGGCTAACCCAATCTCAAAATGTGACCTGTACTTTGTGCCTCTCATAATCCTTGCAACGGAAACCCCGCCTTTACCCCTTCTAGCCTTTTCAACAGATACTGTTCTACTTTTGGTGATTGCTTTTTTAGCTGTTCTAGTTCTTGGGACAGTGCTAATGTCGGTAGACATACGGTAACTCCCTGCCGTAGATGATGGACAACGTTTTGGAACTCCTCTTCAATAAGCTTAATGTCTCGTGATTCGGTTCGCGAATCCAAAGTACCATCAGATGAAAAATTATTACGCAAAGTAAGAGGTAGGCCGATTTCTAGCTGACGAACCCGCACAGTAGAGCGACCACCCCCACGACGCTCGTGTGATTCAACGAACACACAACGCAACTCTGGATTGAGTTCGAACAGTTCGTGGGGGTACTCTCTTGTGTAAAGCACAGGCATCTTAGGCTACATCTTTCTTAACCAACTTAGTGTACCATACATGTGGCTTGAACTTAGCCTTGGATGTAGCCTTGGGTGCATACACAGCGTTCTTCCAACACATCTCTTTGAACGAACAGAACGAACAAGTTTTGGGCATGAGACGGTTGCCTGTCTCTACCTTTTGCCTGTCGATGGTAACGTATTCAGGTTCAGACTGGAACGGCACCTTAAATGGCGCGTCCTCTGCAATAGCCTTCACCCGCTTGTTCGCATCCTCTAGATACGCCTTGCGGTCTTCGCTCTGTTCCTCTGGTGCCTCTACAAAGTCCCATTCACCAGTTGATTTGTTAATTACAATCCAACCACCGAACCGTTTCTTTTCAGATTCACCATAGAGATGTCCCTGCATGACATAACCAAATGGGTCATCCTCTTTGATTACATCGTAGCCCCCCCGCCCAGAGAACTTGTTTTCGAACGACCACGGGCTGGCTGTCTTGATATCCCAGACCTCTTCCTCTCCATCTATGTCAAGGATTACGTCCAGTGTACCGTTGACTGTTTGCCCAGCAAGTTCAAGGGAACACTTCCGCTGTTCGTCAACTACCTTTATACCTGCCGCTTTCATTACAAGGATAGCAAAAGCTTCTAGCAAGTCTCCAGTTGCGAACCGCACGATATCATTGTAGGCAACGTCTTGGGTGTGGCCTTTCTTCTCTAGCTGTTGCTGGCAAAGCGGACGACCCACCCCCGACATCCTGATACGATAATCACCACGGTCTGAAAATTGTTTACGCATAGCTGCCTTACAATCTTCACCGAACTGCTCTATCAAAGGTTCAAGGCGGGAAGAGTCTATCTCCCCCCGCCCTGCTCTCTGAAGGAAATTTTGTACTTCAATGAGAGGTAACATGATTAGCCAGCCAGACGAGCCGACAGGTCAATGTCATCAACAGACGCAGTTGCCTTCTGTGCCGCTTTGTACTCATTGAATACTGTTTCGTTGTGGCCTTTTACAGTGTCCTTAAACTGTTCGTAAAGAACCTCATCGTCCTTGCTGAACTCAACTTCTTTGACCAGAGCCAGTGTTGGTGTCCAGTAGACAACGCCACCGTTCTTCTGCTTCTCTGTGCCCAGTTCAATCACAACGTTGTGCATCAGCTTCTTCTTGGCTGTGAGCGTCTTCTGAATGAAGTCACTGACAGGGCGGAAGCCTGACCGTTTGAAGTAAGCAACAAACGGCATACCCTCAATAGGAGCGGCTGTACCGTCCGCAAGAGTGGCTTCAGGAGAATCGATGATACCATAGATTACCTGATTACAGTTCACAGAGCGGCTCAACAGAGTCCGTGGGTCATCCGCACCAAAGGCTTCTTCCTCTTGCTTAGAGAGGCGTCCACACTTGTTACCACCAGCCGTGTCAGGGAAATCACCTGCCAGCTTGGTTTTCTGAACAGACTTGCAAGAAAACCTGCCTTCTTCTTGGTCCCATACAGACCATTCGTAGGTACGCAACAACGGGCGGATGTGTACTTTATCTGAATAGGTCACGGCAGAACCGTTCCAGATACGCCACGAACCACGGCGCAACTGCAAACCTTCATCAGTCTCTGTGTCATAGTTAATAGTCAGACGGGGCAACCCAAGCTTTGGTTTGTTGTCTGAATCTGCCTGACCAGTCATCTCCATAATGGCATCAACGTTGCCACTCTGCATGGCGGTCAGCATGTTATCAAGGTCATCATTTATCATTTGTAATTCATTGCTCATGTCGTTTCTCCTTATATGAGCGTTAAGCGTACATGGATTATACAGTCAAGACTTCTTCCAAGTCAAGCCAATTTTCGCCTATTTTTAATTCTATTCCAACAGGCATGTTATATTCGAACCCATAGCGGTTCAAAGTCTCAGTAGGTATAGCCAGCATACAATCAGCTAACAGATTGATGCAAGCCTCTTTTTCATCAGGGTGCACATCCAACACAATCGAGTCGTGAACAGTGTTGCAAATTACAGAAAGCATATTTCTGGTTCGCATCATCCTGCTTAGTCGAACCAGCGCAGTCGGCAACAGGTCAGCAGTAGCAAATCCCTGAACCGGATAGTTACAGATTGCGGTTCGCTCAGTGGCTGTACCCCAGTCTGTCCACCTAGCCTTGGGGAAAGCGTACTGGCGTCCTGATGGCAGTTCGATGTACTTCTTGGTTACGGCATCCTTTTGCAACCGTTCGTGCCACTTGGTGACGTTATTGTATTTTTCTTTGAACGCATTGTAATAACGCTTTTGGTCTTCTGTACCAGATACCCCGCCATAGAGCGGCTTGAACGTGTGCGCTTTGGCGTCTTGTCGTGAGCATCCGATAACACTAGCAGTATAGCTGTGAACATCTGTACCTGCCTCTACATCCTCTCGAATAGCTGGGTCATCAGCAAGGAACCCAGCAACACGAAACTCAAGCTGGGCATAGTCTCCTTCAAGTATATAACCCCCTTCGAACCTGCTTTCGACAGCTTTACGAATAATGAAGGTGGAACCCCGTGGCATGTTTTGGAAGTTCGGGTTCCTAGACGAAAGGCGACCAGTCGCCGTAACACACTGCATAAATTCTGTGTGGATAAATCCGTTCGAATCCACGTTGTTTTCCATGCCCTCAACGAACGAACGAAGATAGGTTCGAACCGCACTGTATCGTATGTAAGCTTCTGCGAACTCACGGGCTTCACCGCGCAGTGATGTGAACATACTTTCAAGTGTTTCTTTATCTGTCTTGAATCCTGCCGCCGCCACATCATAAGGGTCACGAGGAATCAGCTTGAACCCTGCCACTTGGTTCGTGGGTATGTAAAGCACACCCTTGCCCTGACAGGGCTTACAGATTCGGATAGCCTTACCTAGTGTACCATCCTTCTTACGGGCTGTGTAACGCCCCATGCCGCCGCAATCGGTACACTGGCTACCCTTTGTTTTATACAGTACATCAGTCTCGTTGACAACGGTTCGCCGAAAGTCAGCACGGCTCATACGGGTACGCCGCTTTGGCTTCTTTCCCGCACCGCGAATCTCGTGACCAAGATTGAACACGCCAGCCCACCTGTTCTTGTCCAACACACGGCATGAATAAAAAAGCTTGGAACGGTCATCAGGACTGTCGAGGTTCACGGGAGTGTCCCCCATAGCCTCTGCTGCAAGTTCGTTAAGTCGCCGCTCCAATGTAAACAGTTCTTCTTCGTATTCACTACGAATGTCTGCTAACGTCTGTCTGTTTATCTTCAGTCCGTTCTGCTCCATACGAGCCAGAACGTCTGTCATCTCAAGCGACAGTCTTAGTGTCGGTAGTAAAGTTCGCTGCATTGTAAAATTCCTCAAATGTAGTGCCAAAGGCCTCTAGCTGTTTTAGTGCTATCTCTTCTGTAGCCTGTACGTCAGCTTTACCGTACTCTTCTACTATCTCCCACGGGATGTCGTAGAACGTCTTCCCCGCTTTAAGATACGGCTCCACAAGGTCTTTCTCCTTGCGGGTAACGTCATACTTTTCTGTAAGAGCAGCAAGTCCAAGAGGCCAACGCTGCGCCTTCGCAAGAATATATTCCGCCACCATCGTATCATAGATATCACCGTCGTAAACAAATCCACACTCCCGTATCCAAGATAAATCAAACTTAATGTTTTGTCCCACAACCATGTCGGCTTCGTCAAGTGCCTCTTGGAACAATTCAGGTGCAAAATCGTGCGGCTCTCTGTCCGCATGATAGTAACAGTGATAGTGTATGTATGGTGAAGACATCCGCTTATAACCTATTGAAACTAAAGAGTTTCCAAAGTAAGGCAAGGCAGTTGTCGAACCGTTAGGCTTGTGTTTGTGGGTAGTTTCCACGTCAAAAGTAAGTACGTTCATCAGTAGTACAGCCCCCGTTGCACATCGATGTGGCTGGTAAACATACCATGCCAACCGTTCAGTTTGTTCTTAGAGATGCAGATGTGACGTGTGGTGTTTTCCTCTTCGGATGTACCCGTCTTACCAATACCAATGATTACATCAGCTTCACCTGCCTTACCTGTTCGCGAACCGTCAAGCATAGCGTAGTCAATAAACTGACGGTCATGCGCCTCAAAGCTGGCTTGGCTAACTGACCACACCAATAGTTTGTTACGCTTGGCTATCTCACGGGCAACGACATAGGTTTCCTTCAGACGTTCATCACCACGATTGAACTCACCCGCAACGCGAAACTTATCTAGCTGGTCACAGAACATTACATCCGGTTCGTTAAGTTGGGCATACTCGTTCAACTCTTCCATAGATGTACCAACTGAATCCATCACAACAAGATAAGGCTCTATCTCTTCGCGGTATCGTTGTGACAAAGCATCCGCACCTTGCTTCATCTCTTCACGGGTCAACCCGAAAAAACTCTGTATTATCCGTAGCTTAATCTTTTCGGCTGGCTCTTCGTTTGCCCAGTAAACTACTTTGTGTTTTTGTTTGATGTAGCTTGAGGCAACAAACGCACAGAAGGTAGTCTTGCCAACCTCTGGACGGGCAAAGATAATACCTAGATTACCTCTGTCCATACCGGCTAGATGTTCGCTAAGTAAATCCCAAGTAAACGGGAAGTCTGGTTCGCCAACCTCTTCTTCCATGAGTTGCACAAAGTCTTTGTCCATCTCGCTGTAGGTAGTCTTGTCGGACATACGCCCGTCCTCTACCATGTCTATCAGCGTCTTCAGTTCACCAAAGTGTTCCGATTCGCCAGTAAAGATTGATATGGCTTTTTCGCCAATTTGCCGCGCCTTGTCGCGAACCCAGAAGTTCTTGACTATATCCGCCTCTAAGTCTCCGGCATCCGACATGTGTTCGGATAGATTGGATATTATGTCGAACACCTCTTGCCGCGCACTGTGTGGCATAGCAGGGTTCCTGTCCATGAACAGCGAATCTAACTGGTCACGCGACAAATCCGTATCGTAGTTCTTGTGTGCATAGGATATTGTATCGAACAAGGTAACATAGCGTCCTTCGAACATGTCGCGAGTCACAATGTTCTTTACCTTGTCGTAGAATTTTCTGTTCAGCAGAAATCCTAATACCTGTATTTCAATCGATGTATTTCTGGAAGGTGTGTCTTCGTTCATCATCTGTCATATCTTTCACATCTTTGTTTAAAACAACTAAACTAGTAGGCCTGTGAGCCTGTAGTTGCCGAACAAGTTGAAACGCCTTTTGCGTTGCATCCTTATCTAGCGCAACAAGTAGTCTATCATAACGCCGCAGGAACGGCAAGTGGCTATCCTGTAAGTTTGTGCCAAGCAATGCTATTCCCGACAGATAATCAGAAATAGCACAAGCACTAGCACAATCCTCAACAATAACTCCGACGGTTCCAGAACCGCAGGTAAATGGATTACCTGACTTTCCATATCTCCACCACTTTGGTTTGATGTTAGCTAAACTACGACCCGCCGCATCAACAGTCTTGCGTCCATCTTTAATTAGATAAACAACACGGTTCATTCGGAAATCATAACGAATATCGACACGACCAGATAGGTACGCATCGTAAGCATTGACCCGCTTGACATAAGATTCAGCAGCAGGTTCGCGGGAGAGAGCTACAAAAGTTTCAGGTAATTCAAAGACTTGTTCGTCTTCTGGTTTGCGAACAGGTTGTACCTTCTTTAGCAAGGGATGGTAGGGTGCATCTTTGCGAACCCTAAATCCTGTCCGTCCACGAACCCCACAGTCTGCATGAAAGCAAAACCACAATCGTTCGCCGCCAGTGTCGCTAACACTGAACGTGTTCTTTTTACCACACGCAGGGCAGTCCATTCGCAGACGACCCTCTGGTGCAATTGTCAATCCTTCAACGTAATCTTTTAACCAAACTGTCATTGGCTATCTCCTATGACTGCGACAAATACGCCACAACAAAATCCATGTCAACTACATTTTTTTGGTTGACGAACTGTTGACAAGCGTGGTACGCAATAAGAACAGTAACCCTATAGGGAAACCCCTACTATGAAAATATCTAATAAAATAAACCCTATAGCTAAACTGTTAAGGGACAAACAGTATACCAAACAGGTTGTCCCTAACAAGAAAAAAAGTAAATTGGATAAACTTGTAAAGAAGGAATTACGGGATGGCAAGACCAGCCAAGATACCTGAACCAACTAAAGTGTACAGTCTGCTAATATCTGTAGAACAGTATGACAGGCTAGCTTTCCACGCAAAGAAGCTAGATAAGAAAAGTTACGAACAGGTTAGTGTAGGTGATTTAATCCGTGACGGGATTGCATTATATCTTGAAGCATTAGATGAGGAGCATGATGCAAATGTCTCTAAAGACTGAAAAACTTGAAGTAGAAATTGTGGAGCGGCCTGACTACAAGTGGGCTTTGATTGTTCCGGCATCATCTGTTCGTATTGGTGAGACAGACCGCGAACTGGTGAAATCAAAAGATTGCGTGGACTATTTACGGCACGTTGTACTTTTTGTTGGAAAAAGTCGGTGGGAATGCAAAAAGTGGCTTGACACTAACAGACAGGTGGTGTTAAGACTAGGGATACCTTACGAGGTGTCGTGAGGTTGTTTCGTTCGTTGGTTGGGGAGCGGGGTTGGAATTAATTTTCCAGCCCCGTTTCTTTTTTTGTTGACAGCCTGTTTGATAACCGATATTGGTTATGTA